TAGAAGGTCAAAGACAAAACTGGGAAACACATTGGCAGGAAGTTGCAGATTATATGCAACCAAGAAAAGCTGATGTTACCAAACAAAGAGCTAGAGGTGATAAAAGAATGGAACAAGTTTTTGATTCATCACCAATACAAGCAGTAGAATTATTAGCAGCATCATTACATGGTATGCTAACAAATCCATCTACACCTTGGTTTACTTTAAGATTTAAAGATACAGAAATTGATAATGAAGATGAAGCAAAACTTTGGTTAGAAGCATCTACAGATGCAATGTACACAGCATTTAATAGATCAAACTTTCAACAAGAAATATTTGAATTGTACCATGACCTAATTACATTTGGTACAGCAGCAATGTTTATTGAAGAAGATGATGATGATATTATAAAATTTTCAACAAGACATATTAATGAAGTTTTTATTGCAGAGAATGATAAAGGCAGAATAGATACAATCTTTAGAAGATTTAAAATAAGTGCTAGAGCTGCAATGCAAAAGTTTGGTGATGCAACATCAACAGACATTAAAGGTATATTTAAAAAAGATCCATACCAAGAAGTAGAAATACTACACGCAGTTTATCCAAGATCAGATTTTAATCCAAAGAAAAAAGATAAATCTAATATGCCATTTGAATCTGTTTATTTAGAATTTAAAAATGCAAATGAATTATCTATTAGTGGATTTAGAGAGTTCCCTTTCGTAGTACCTAGATATTTAAAAGCATCAAATGAAATTTATGGAAGAAGTCCAGCAATGACAGCATTACCAGATGTTAAGATGTTAAATGAAATGTCAAAGACTACAATCAAAGCTGCACAAAAACAAGTTGATCCACCACTATTAGTTCCGGATGATGGCTTCTTACTTCCTGTAAGAACTGTACCGGGTGGATTAAATTTTTATAGATCAGGTACAAGAGATAGAATTGAACCATTAAACATTGGTGCAAACAATCCACTAGGTTTAAATATGGAAGAGCAAAGAAGAGACAGCATTAGAGCTGTGTTCTATGTTAATCAACTTATGATGCAAGATGGTCCGCAAATGACAGCAACAGAAGTTATCCAACGTAACGAAGAGAAGATGAGATTACTTGGTCCAGTATTAGGTAGACTACAATCAGAATTATTAAAACCATTAATTGATAGAGTGTTTGCAATATTACTTCGTAATGATATGCTACCACCAGCTCCAGAGTTTTTATCTGGTAGAGACATAGAAATAGAATATGTATCGCCACTTGCTAAAGCACAAAAATCTTCAGAGCTACAATCTATTATGAGAGCTATAGAAATATTAGGCTCAATGCAAAATATTGCACCAGTATTTGATTATGTTAATTTTGATAATCTTGTTAAACATCTAGCAGACATTGTTGGTATGCCACAAAAATTATTAAAATCACAAAACCAAGTAAACGCAGAAAGAGAACAAGCCGCAGCACAAGCTGCAGAACAACAACAAATGGCACAGATGCAACAAGTTGCACAAGCCGGAGGAGATATAGCACCACTAGCGAAAGCATTGCCAGAAGAAGCAAAAGCTCTAGCAAATGCTGAAGTGGAATAATATGAAACAAGATAAACAACTAGAGAAATTTATAGCAGGACTAAAAAAAAATTATCAATACATATTCAATACAGACGAAGGCAAAGAGGTTTTGTCTGACCTTGAAAAAAGATGTCATTATCATTCTACCACTAATGTAAAAGGTGATAGCCATGAAAGTGCATACATGGAAGGACAACGTAGTGTCATTCTATTTATTAAATCAATGCTACGAAAAGATAAGGAAAAATAAAAATGTCAAATGAACAGATAACACAGGAAACTGTGCCTGTAGAACAAGCGACTACAGAAACAGTACAACCAACTGCCACACAAGTTGCAGTAAAAGGAGCAGATACTCCTGCACCACAAACATCATCTTGGAAAGATTCTATTAGTGAAGTTTATAGAAATGATCCTAACATTGAAAAATTTACTGAAGCAGATGCTTTAGCTAAATCTTATATCAATGCAGTTAAAATGATTGGTCAAGATAAAATAGCAATACCAACAAATAACTCAACTCAAGAAGCATGGGATGAAGCCTACGCAAAATTAGGTAGACCAGAATCTCCAGACAAATATGCTTTAGATGCAAAATCAGATGTTGTTCCTTTTGATGAAACTGCAATTAAATCTTTTGCCGAACAATCACATAAGTTGGGTTTAAATAATAAACAAGCTCAAGGTATATTAGAGTTTTATAAAAATAATATGGAAGGCTCTGCACAACAAGCAAAGATAGATACTGAAACTGCTCAATCTCAAGCTGAACAAGAGTTAAGACAAGAATGGGGTAGAGACTTTGAAGGTAAAGTTAAACAAGCTGGTGCATTAGCAAAAGCTAATATTAATCCAGAAATTTTAGATATGACTTTATCAAATGGTATAAGACTTGGAGACCATCCAGAAATAATTAAAGGCTTTGCAAAAATAGCAGGAATGATGTCAGAAGATAAAATTGTTGCAACTGAAAGCGAAAATGTAAATACGATTGCAGATATTGAATCTGAAATATCGGCTATTACTAATGATACTAATGGACCTTATTGGAATAAGCAACATCCAGATCATGATAAAATGGTACAACAAGTTTACACATTAAGAGAAATGTTAAATGCAGATAAATAATCTTAATGATAAAGAAATTCGATTAGAAGTATTGCGGTTGGTTAAGGAGACAGGATCTGAACTTCAGAAAAATGATCCCTTGCCAATCGCTGAAAAATATTATAATTGGATAGTAGGTAAGAAAATTCGCAAGAACCTTACTGACAAGAAGGAATAGACTTCTAGTCTAAAAGACTTAAAATCCAAGAGATGCCTACTATTATTTAGTGGAGAACCTTTCTGATTATTTTAACTTAACAATAATATGGAGAGACAATTATGTCATCAAATATAACTACAGCTTTTGTACAGCAGTATTCTGCAAACGTACAAATGCTTTCTCAACAAATGGGATCGTTATTAAGAGACAAAGTTCGTGTTGAATCTGTGGTTGGAAAAAATGCTTTTTTCGATCAAGTTGGTTCAGTAACTGCTATTGAAAAAACTAGCAGACATTCAGACACTCCACAAATAGATACTCCTCATGCGAGAAGAAGAGTATCTCTTGCGGATTATGAATTTGCTGATTTAATAGATCAACAGGACAAAGTTAGACTTTTAATAGATCCAACTTCATCTTATGCTCAAGCTGCTGCTATGGCAATGGGTAGAGCTATGGATGATGTGATCATTTCTGCTGCACTAGGAACTGCGTTCACTGGTGAAACAGGATCAACTAGTACATCAAATGCGAATCAAATCGTACATGGTTCAACTGGTTTAACTATCGCTAAATTAAGAACTGCAAAACAGACACTTGATTTAGGTGATGTAGATCCTTCAATTCCTAGACACATTATCGTGTCTCCGAAGCAGATCACTGATCTTTTAGGAACAACTGAAGTAACAAGTTCTGACTTCAACACTGTCAAAGCATTGGCAAATGGTGAAGTAAACTCGTTCCTTGGTTTTAACTTTATTGTATCAAACAGACTAGCATTATCTAGCACAACTAGATCATGTATAGCTTTTGCACAAGATGGAATCGCTTTAGGTATTGGCAAAGATGTCAATGCTAGAATAGACGAAAGAAGCGACAAGTCTTATGCTACTCAAGTGTACTACTGCATGAGCATTGGTGCTACTAGAATGGAAGAAGCTAAAGTTGTTGAAGTACAATGTACAGAATCATAATAGGAGGATAGATATATGGCTAATTCAATACAATACGCAAAAATTGCTAGTACACCTTCTGTTAAAGTAAATACTAACGAACTTTCTGGTAGAGTAAGAGTTGCATTTGCTGAATACGAAGCAAGTGCTGAACAATCTACTATTACTATGTTTGTTATTCCTAATGGTGCTAGATTATTATCTGGTGCTGTTAGTTATGATGCTTTAGGATCTAGTACAACTATTTCTGTAGGTTATGCTGCTCATACAAAAGCAGATGGAACTGCACAAGCTCTTGATGTGGATGAATACAAAGCTGCGGCTGCGTCAACATCTGCTGAAAGTGTTGCAGCTCTTGACACTATAGCTTTAGGTAAAAATTCAGTAACAGATGCTAACGAAGATGGTGTTCCAGTTACAGTTACATTAGCAGGTGCTAATGGTACTGGTACTATTCAGTTGCAAATGTTATATGTAATTGACTAATAAATAAAATTTTAGGCGGTGAAAGCGAGAGTGGAAGCCGCCTAGAGTGCATGAAAAAAATACAAGATTTAAAACCTGTATTACATTTTAAAAAAGATAATTATGTATATAGGTATGTGTTAGTAGATAGGTTTAAGCATGATACTAAATATCATTATGGCTTTGATACTAAAGAAGAACGAACAGAAGAAGAAATATTTGCGTTAGAAAAAGATAGACAAATAAGACG